TTTACTTTTCTGTAGGACAACAGACCTTAGAACCATTCACAGAGAGATTTGACAACTTGCTTACAGGATGGGTGTTCTCTTTGAGTATTGTAGTAGCTAATGACTTTAATGCTTGTACAATACCTGTAACAGCAGGAGGTTCAGGAGAATGATAAAATTTAAGATAGGTAAATATAAAATAGAAATAGGGTTTTTCAAAATAACAATTAAAATATAAAAAAATATGGCAGATTTAACGACAACGATTACCGAGAGTGTAACTATTAATGGTGCATTAAGAGGATCGACAAATTCTTTAACAGTAACAGGAATAGAAGATACATTTGAAAGAGTAGTAACTTGTATTAATGGAAATGTAACAACTATAGCAACTTTTGCTGCACAACCTTATACTTCAGCAGGAGCAATTGATATTGACCGCTGTAAGTATGTGCGCATAACTAACTTAGATGCAAATGGTTGGATAGAATTAGCAATAGTAACTACTGCTTCAAACTACACAGTATTACTTACTCCCGGCACTTCACATATACTAGCACAAGCTGAAGCAGTAGCACTAGCGGAAGAAGATACAAGCCCTTCATTTGGAACAATGGAAAACCTAGCATCAATACAAGTACAACCTGTTGGAGTAAGTTTTGATCCTAGAGTAGAGATATTTGCAGCTTCGATAGCATAATGAATACCGATAATATAGAAAGATACCTTAATAGCTTTGGTAAATATATAGTCAAACAATCACGAACTAATTTAACTAAAGCTAAAAAGAATGTTAGTAAAGGACTATATAATTCTCTTAGCTTTAAAGTAATTACAGATGCAAAAGGCTTTAGTATAAAATTCTATATGGATTCTTATGGAACTTTTGTAGACAAAGGAGTTTCAGGAAATAAACAAACACAAAAATATAAAGACTATACAGGAAAAACAGTATCAAGTCCTTATAAATATACTAATAAGCAACCACCTTCAGGAGTAATTGATAAATGGGTAGTAAGAAAAGGATTAAAAGGAAGTAGGGATAAGGAAGGTAAATTTATAAAAAGAAAAAGTATGGTGTTTTTAATAGCTAGAAGTATTAAGATAAAAGGAATAAAAAGTACAAGTTTCTTTCAAAGACCATTACAATTGGGATTAAAAAACTTTGGCAAAGAACTTTTGAAAAATGTAAAAGAAGATATAATAGAAACTTTCAATCAAACAACAGTAAACTAATGGCAACAATAATAGAACAAGAACCTTTATATGATGTATTACCTGTAGGACAGCAAGTAATGTTTTCAGTATCTAATAGTACTATATTAGCAAATCAATTAGAAGTAAAATTTGTAGCTGAAATACATATAAGCCAAACTCCTATAAATTTATCAGTAGCAGATGATTTAATAGCTATTGTAAAAACTACCCCAAATAATAAAGGAATAGGGATCTTTGATTTACGCCCTATATTAGAAAGCTACGTTACTCCTGATTATTTAGGATGGACAGATGGTTCAAATGGTAGTGAATATAAAGGAACACAATACTCAAATAACAATCCTAACTCAATTCATTTAATTGATAAGTATGCAAGAAGTGAAAATGGGATGAGATATTTTGCAATTCAATTTAAAGTAGATTATATAGATGCTACTACATTACAACCTGTATTAAATGCAGATGCAGAGAATAGTAGTCAATATACTTTCTTTAATGGAGTAATACAATATGATGATATACTTAATGTATCTAACAATGATTATGGTTATGATTTAACACAATTCTATTTAACAGGACAAACATCTACAGAAGGTAAATTTATTAGTAATGCTCCTATTACCCAAGATGCACAATTAACAGATTATGGTACTTTGTCTTTTTTCAATTTATCTAATTTAGATGTTGCAAATATTGTATTTACATTTAAAGATAGTTCAGGCTCTACTTTAGGAAGTGAAACTGTTATACAAAATACTACTAATGGTGGTGCTTTGCCTATTACATCAGATACCAGTAATCAGTTGCTTTATA